GGAGGCGTTCATGGTGTCCTTAGGTATGGCGGCTAGGCGCTCAGGGTGCCCCCACACGCTGTTGCACATGTACAGGGTCGTGGACTTACCAGAACCAGACTTACGGAAGATGACGTTGATGATCGCGCCGTTCAGTCCTAGGAACTTGAACAGCGGGGAGCCAAACGCAGTAAATGCAGCGAACGCATTAGGCTCAAGCCCCGGCTTGTTGTACAGGTTGAATACTTCTTTCCATTTATCTAAGTCGCCTGTGGGCTTCATCCACGCTGCGATGTCTTCGGTATAGGACGACGGTGGGCTGTAGTACACCCCGTCAGCTGTGATCTCCCGGTCGCCTACAATAAATTTGCTGTCGTTATCTGCCCAGCCAAATTGTGATCTCATGACTTCCGCCTTCTTTGCGTACTGAATTTCCTTTACGCTAGCCTGAACGAACGTAGCTAGCATCTCCATTTGTTTTGGGTAGCCCATAACCCCACGTCTGGACAGAGCCTTACGTAGCTCTTCCTTTACTGCAATCTGCTCTAGTGGCACGGAGAACTCGCCCATACCATCTCGGGGCAGGTGTACTCGTAGCAGTGCAGACATAGCGTTGTTAGCGCCGGGATCGCGCACGGTCTTGACCACATACAAGTCGTGCTCGTAGACCAGCTTATCTTCGTCGTCGTCCTTACCTTGTATGTATATACCGCCTGACTTACCCCGAAAGAACGGATACGGAAACGCTGGGACTTGGTACGTAGCCGGTGCTTCTTCTTCCTCGGACTCAGCTTCGACGACGTAGTTACCTTCCTCGTTAGTCTCTGCCTCTGCTACCTCTTTACCAAGCACGATAGGCGTAGTGATCTTGCCCTTGTGCGGACAGTCCTCGCAGCCTGACGGGTTGGCTTTCTCGAACGTCGAGCAAAAGTGAGGCCCCCCACTACGTTGCAGGTCACGCACCTTGATCTCGACTTCCTCGGGGTCATAGCCGGGATGCCGCTCCGACATCTTGTGCGCGGCGTTGATACCCTCTTCGCAGAACGCAGCTATAGATAAGGCCGAACGCCACAGGTTGTAGTCTATGGTGTCTTGGTTCTGGAAGCAGTGAACTAGCTGCTGGCACCCGTCGCCGTTGGCTGAGCGCAGCATGATGGTCTTAAACTTGGACACTCTGTTGCCCATGAGGGCAAGCGTGAGCGCACTGCGCTTTATGTCTCGGCGCGGGGTGAACTTCTTCTCGGTCACGCCCATGATGGAGCGCAACTCGTCCGGGTCATACTCTGGTGCTGGGGCTATAACTTCTACCGTAGAGGCAGGGTCATCCTTGAAGTTCAGTGTCCCCGGTATGCGCAACACTCGCGCCGGTTCAAAGCACTTCGGGTCCGCAGTAAGGCTGTGGATGCGGCACAGCTCCGCTAGCCGGTCGTTTAACGGTTGCCAGCGGTCTCTACCAACTACCTCATCGAACGCCCAATAGGCGTGGATGCCCCTACCAGAGTTAACCAGTATGGGTTTGGGTAGTCCTACTGTCCGGCAAAACCGTTGCAGTTCTTGTAGACCAGTTGCCTGATCGATGTAGCCTTCGCCTTTTTCGGCTTTATCTTCTCCACAGTCGATGTCGATCCAGAGTGCCTTGAAATACTTAGCGTTCTCACCGAGTCGATTATCTCCAGTTTCAAATTTAGCGCAGCCGAAGTACAGGTTGTTTTCTTCTCCCACCCATCTAGCTGCTAGCTCATCTACCTCTTCTCTGGTTTGTACAAGTTCTTGCTTAACTCGTTTGCCTTTGATTCCCACGACAGCGAACCAGCCCTCAGGTGCTAGTACTGCATCAAGCAGGTCAAAGTTTGTCATTATTTATAGGGCAAAAAAAGGGAAGGATTGCTCCTTCCCGATAGGCCAAGCGGGTTGGCCCCAGTCAGCTACGTCGCTTTAGTAATTTGTTGATAGCCGCATGGTATCTAGGATGCGGAATGCGTTTACCAACGAACCAGTTGTAAGCAGTCTGACGACTTATACCGAGCTTCTCAGTCAAGGCGGTGACGGGCATCGAGGTAGTGATGCAAAACTTACCAAGCATCACACCCAGCGACGACGCATCAGCTTTCTTGTTCTGCTGAATGATGTGTGCGCTATACCCGTAACTCATCAGTCTTCCTCACTCCAAGCGTTCACTACGTCTGCGAGGCTTTTCTTTGACGACGCATCTGCTGCGACTTCTGCCTTTTTCGACGCACGCTTAGTAGGTTCAACCACCTTATCATCTTCCGCGTCTTTGTCCACCTTCCTGCTAGCAGGAGCGACGCTTTCAAACTCCTCGTCATTATTGTCGCCCTTATCAACAACGGCAACGGTAAGAGTCACTGCCTTCTGTGCTTCTGTAGAAGCAACAGCCTCATCAACAACAGCTTGCAACTCGGGGTAGCTTGCAACAAAGTCAACGGCACGGCAGCGCACCACCTGATTGTCGTCATCATCAAAGCTGAGTTCAGTAATGACGCCGTCGATGTTCTCGCCATTAGCGATCACGTAGTCGATGTAAGCGTTCAACGGGAACAGCTGCCCAGCACCCTTACCGAAGATAGACTTAGATGCTAACTTGATCTGGTACACGTCACCTTGATTATTGCCACCTACCTCATCCGGCATAACTACAGCGATGCGACGTTCGAAGCGGCAAGCACGTGTGCTACCTTGACCTGAACCCTTGATGTTCTGAGGGCATGTCTCGCAGCTCTTGCCTTGTGGTGCCTTAGCAGTTGGGTCAGGCTTCACACCATCGTTCGACCAGCAGTCAGGCGGCGTAGCTTCCGCGCTAGGGTCAAAAGCTTTCATGTAGAACGTGCGCTGTGCCGATGCTTGAGCGACACCGACCATAACAACACGCAGCGGTGCAGGTAACTTACCAGCTGTATCGCCGTTAACTACGCGTACGAACTTACCGTTGCGGGGTGAGATGCGCTTGAGCTTGCTACCGCTCTTCATCAAACTCTGAGTCAGAGCACTGGGTGCTTTCTTACCTGCGAGTGTTACGTCACCACGGCTTTTGAAAATAGAAACTTCGTTGCTCATGTGTATAGCTCCTTTATTTACGCCCACGACGGACGACAATTTTATACTTACTGTCTACTAACATCCCCGGTGGGAACTTGTCAGGGTTCTCATCTACAAACTGCTTCATGTTGCTCTGGTGGATGCGGCGTTCTAGCAGCCCGTACGCATCGTTATCTTTGACGAAGTTGTACATAGAGTCCCAGTCGTTAGTCCAGTAGCGTGTAGCCACGCTGCGGATGATTGTGCCGATTGGGGTTCTGATGCTATCCGCACCGTTCTCTTTGCACAACTCAAGCATCTCTTCAGATAACACTTCAAGCTGCTCGTTCAGTTCACGGTGCTTATCTTCGTACTGCTTTGTAAGCTCGTCCCGCGCATCTCGTATCTTCAAATATAACTCTGCCAGCTTGTCCGCTGGAAAATCAGTTATGTCCATGCTAGCTCCTATAGTTATAGCGTGGGGTCACCGAGGTAGGAAACTAGTGATGCGAAAAGGATAGCCTCGGCCCCCACTGCCGGTGTTATTAGCGCCACCTCCGGCTGGGCTACTTCAATTAGTTACAGTACGTATGGCAGTTGTTACCGTAGGGGTCACAGCATGTGGTGCAATAAACAAACCTACCGTTCGATTGATAGGAATGTGAATAGCAGCCAGCGTAAACAGTCCCGGCGGCAACAAGTGCCCAGATTGCTATCAGATACTTCATGGTGGACTACTCGCTGCGTCTGAGAGCATCAACAAAGTCTTTATCACGGACTTCTACCGTGTCAGCATCCGCTTTCGTCCGTAACTTCAGTATACAACATAGATTGACATTGTCAACTACTTTTCTGTCAATTCTTGTTTATACAGTTCGATGATCTTATTGTGGTTGGTTATGTTGTTACGTAGCATGTGGTACATCCTTCGCTCTACTTCGCTACCCCGTATGTGCACCACGGTCATGGCGTTCTTCTGTCCGGGGCGGTTGATACGTGCGTTTGCCTGTAAGTAGGTTTCAACACTAGTGACAGGGGCGTACCAGATTACTACATTAGCCGCAGTTAGTGTAAGCCCATGGCTAGCTGCCTGTGGTTGAATGATTAACACTTTCGGGTCTTGCTGATCTTGAAACGCGCTTATCAGATCGTTACGTTGCCCCAAAGAAACTTGCCCACTAATAACGCCGCACGTTATGCCTTCTTTGGTTAGGTGCTCCTTGAGTAACCGTATGGTGTGCGAGAACGGCACGAACACCAGCACCTTGTGGCTAGCTTCTTCAATGACTTCCTGCACGATGCGCAGTCGGTTCGATACATCAAACTCGATAACTTCTTTCGTATCGGAATACACCGCGCCACCAGAAATCTGTAGCAGTTTGTTAAGCTGCACCGCAGCATTAACTGAGGTTACTTCTTCTCCGGCGGCTTGCATAACCATCAACTGCTTGAGTGTCTGGTAATACTTGTTTTGCTGAGGGGTCAGCGGTGCGTCACGGTCTACGTAGGTAACTTCCGGCAGGTCAAGGCACTGCGCTTTCTCGAACCTGATCGCCGGTTGCAGCGCGTTGTGCACTATGACTTCTGCATCAGGGCGTGGCACCCAGCGGAACTCACCAATCTTCGCCATGACTTTGTCGCGGAACTGCCCGTAGAACTTAGGTATCTTCTCGGGGTTGACTAACTTAGCTAAGCCGAACGCATCGACTGGCGATTGCGCAGCGGGGGTGCCAGTCAGCATCCACAACCAGCGGTCAGGGGTGTTAAGTGTTTTAAGTGTCTTCCAGCGGTTAGTCTGTATGTTCTTATACGCAGACGCTTCGTCGATAACGATAAGGTCAAACCCACCGTTAGCTATGTCATCTTGGACTATCTCAACCCCGTCGAAGTTGATGATGACGAACTCGGCTTCCCCGCTAACCACAGCCTTGCGTTGATCACGTTTGCCGTACGCAATATCGCACGTGCGGTGCACAGCGAAGCGGAACAAGTCCTGTTGCCATGCCGACTTCATAATAGATAGAGGGCAGACGATAAGCACTCGACGTATCGCGCCTATGTTCATCAGGTAGTCTGCCGCCCAGATAACAGCAGCGGTCTTGCCGGTGCCTTGCTCGTTAAAGCAAAACGCTTTCTTACGTAGGGTTAAGAACGATGCGGTTTCTTTCTGGTGCGCGAACGGCTTGAACTGTCCGGGCCACTTGTAGTCCCGCGTGATGGTAGACGGAACATTCTTTATGTTCAACTTTGCTAGCTCCTGTACTTCGTTTAGTCCGTAATAGACGGCGACATCGTGCATCCCGTCAGGGAGCCAGCCGATGATTTTGCTCTTCTTGATCTTCTCCGTGACGAGGTGCGGACGCCTCGTCCGAATGACGATGACTTTATTGTCTAGTACTTCCATTTATTTTTTACGTTCGCGTTTGCTTACTTCAGACTTCAGGCTACGATCAGAGCCACGCAGGAATGACCTGTTAGCTCCGGCGCTCTCGACCTTCAGACCTGTGGCGTTGCTGCCGCCTTTAGATAACGCTTTGGTGTGGGCTACATCTTTACCGTCACCCTTGTGCACCTTGCCGTCTTTCATCATGTCAGCACGTGCTTTGTTACGCATAGCGCGTTTCTTGAGTTGCTCGGGGGTGCCTTGATACTGCTCGTACTCTTTCTTGTACGGGCGGGGTTTGTTAACGTATGGCATCTCTCGGGTCCTTCCGTAAATTAAAGTAGGCGTTAGGTGAGAAGGGTATACGCTTCATTTTGTACTTCAGATATAGTGCAGCACAGATAAAGGCACCGTTACTTACGTACTCACCTACGTCACGCTCTATCTTGTGCTTCCAGCCGTAGCTACCCATGCTGGTGTTAATTGTTTTCCTGCGGTTTAGTGCGTCATAACCAAGCAACCACTCGACCACCGTTATAAATTCTTTCGGGTTTATCGCTCCACCGCTTACACCCTCTTTAAATGTTTGTAGCCCGTTGTTGCATAGTCCGGGGGTTGCTTCTACTACGGCAGCAATACATTCTTTAGCTTCGTCTACAGTCATTACCCTCTCCTGTTATGTGTGCACTCCGTAACAGGACAGAACTTACATAACGGCCCCGTTACAGGGTTCCACACGTCGGTTTTCATAGCTGCCTCTAGCCGTACTAGCTCCGGCTCCATGCAGTTCAGGTACGACGACTTCATCAAATACTCGTGCTTCTTTCTTACGAACTCGTTGCTAACCACGAACAGCAACGCAGATTTAACCTCTACGATCTCCGGGTAGTGCACGAACACCGCACCTGCCAATAGGTCTAGCTGCTTGGTGTCGGCGTACTTGGCGTTCTTGCTGGTCTTGTAGTCCACCAGATACGCGGTGCGCTTCTCCTTGTTTATTATCAGTAGGTCGGCAATCCCACGCCACCACACATCCTTAGCGAAGAAGTCGCACGGTGCAAACTTGCCATCTCGCTTTGCAATACCTAGCTTGATCTCGCAGTGCTTCTCACCTTCTATCTTAGAAAGCGCTTCAAGGGCATCTTGTATAAAAGCGAACCGAGGCGGGATAGGCGTACCTGAGCCCATATAGTCTTCCGCCGCTTTGTGAAGCTCCTTGCCGTAGATCGTCGCAGTCGAGTCCTCATCTTTGTAGTCCTTCTTAATACGCAGGTGAAAGTATTTCTTCGGGCACGAATCAAAAGTCTTGATGCTGCTGTATGACCAAGCTGGAATCATAGTTTTCTTTGGCACATGAATGCTTGTATGTCTACACGGAACGCGCCAGCGAATTTGCAGTCAGACGCTATGCGCCCTTCGGTTTGCACGTTACCGATTACCCACCCGATTAGAAAAAGCAGTATCGCAACCATCGACTTAGCCCACCATGCGTTGATGGCGGTCCAGACTTTGTTGAATTGGATCGGCTCTAACATTCTCCGTAACTCCTTCCTTGCCCAGCCTCACAGCTCAGCGGTAAATCAAGTGCCCAGTCGGGGCGCAGCTTCATGCACAACTGGACGTACTCCATAGCTACGTCGGCTTTTTCCTCTGGTGCTATGCAAGCAATAGCATCATGTACCGTCATAACCACCTTGTACTTCTTCGCCACCATCAACATCTGAAACCCGATGACGATCCTTGCTAGGGCTTGGCACACGTTCTCTACTACCTTGCCGCCGTATATCCTATTCGGTACGGTTGTTTTGCCCCTCTTTGTATCGTACACGAGTTCTGTGCCGCCGTCATCCTTTTGCGTAGCTCTGAGGTTGGGGTACTTGATATACATTCCGTTCGGCAACTTTATGCCTTTGCTACCCTCGACAACTAGCAGGTTGCCTCTACCTAGATAGCCGATCTGATTGTGCTGCACCCACTCTAGTGCTTCGCCTGATGCTTTCCACAACGCAGGTATGCGCGGGTATGTCTCACGGTAAACCTGAATGACACGGCGGCACTCATCCAACTCCATGTGGACGTTGAACACTTTAAGCTGCGACTGAAACTTGTTCGCACCCATGCCGTAGCCAGCGCCCAAGATGGTGGTCTTACCCACGAATCTTTCATCTTTTGTAACGTCAGCCTCGGGCTTGTTGTAGATAGCTGATGCCATCTTCTTGTACACATCCTCACCTGCTTCGAAAGCAGCAACCAAGTCATCTTGCCCCGCCAGCCACGCCAGCGTCCGCGCTTCGATCTGTGATGAGTCCGAGTCGATCAGCACGTGACCTTCGGGGGCAGTGATTGCGTGTTTAAGCGGAGAGTTACGCGGTAGGTTCTGCATGTTGACCTTGTCATCCCCACCCCAGCGTCCGGTGTGTGCTGCGTAGTAGCGTAGGGGTATAGGCAAGGTGCCTCGTCCGGCGATCTCGATGAAGCGTTGGGTGCGTGTCTCTTCCAGCGTAGACTTAACACCTAACCGCGCAGCCACAATAGCCTGAATCCGGGCGTCCTCGTGCTCAAGCAATGCCTTGAACGCTTCGTCAGACTTGGCAAAAGCGTACGCCTCCTTGCCTGTCGTTGGACTTATCTTCGTAGGCGGCGTCACCCCCAGCAGCTTTAGCGTTGCCGCTAGCTTGTCGTTCGACATGAGCTGGTCTTTGTCCACCATGGTCACAGCTTCTAGTAGCTTCTTCTTGTTTACCTGCACCTCGTGGATGTGGTTGAGCAAAGCGTTTGCATCTAGCTCTAACACCGGCTCCGAGAACATACGGATGGTCAGGTCAATCAGCTTTAGCTCGTCGTTGCTGTAGTCCTGCGACAGAATCTTGAACAGCTCCAGCGTCAGGGTGCAGTCGTTCTTGCAGTACTCACCGTATGCAGCTAGCTCAGCAGCAGTAAAGTCTGTGCGTCGCTTGCCTAGTGCGTTAACTACTTCGGTTCCTTTTTCTCCGAGCTTGTAGTACTGAGCGAGAGCCGCAAGGCTTCCACCCACTTCAATAGTGTGTAGTGCCCGTGCCATGCTAAGCGTATCGAGCCAACCCCGAGGACGTATGCCAAAATGCCAATGCAATATAGCGGCATCAAACACAGCGTTATGAGCCAATACCAAATGTTGTCCGAGGTCGAGCGAACCGAGATACTTCTTAATCTGCGCCTGTGTTCCGCTAAACCATGTGGCATCTGTCCCATCTTCCTTAACTCCCACTCCAATCGTCTCAAAACGCTGATCACGGATGTACTCCTCAGTCGTTAGTTTGCTAAGGCTGTACTCTTTATCGTAGTAAGTCTCAAAGTCCAACGCAATTATTTTCATTTGCGTCCTTGATTTAGTCCATGCACTAACTTCTCTATTGATGTGTTCGAGGTTTGGTTTGTTGCGTTATCCCACGTGCCGTGCCGATCTACGCCTTGCATACGACTCTTAAGCTGCGTCTCGGTAAATACTCGTTGGGGCACCTGTGACTCCCTTAGTAGTCCTTGCTCTACGTTTTCTTCAACTAACACTTGCGTCATTACCCAGTCGTCGAACACTTTCCTTGAGCTAGTTATGAACCCGTCGTAAAGCGCGTCAATCTCTTCCTCGGTAAGACCTCGCGTCCACGCATTGCATGTGCCACGTTCTTTACACTCAAAGATTGCTTCTCTCAGCTGCGACCACTTACCAAACTCTTCGCCCATCTCTTCTGGGTTAGTCTTGAACCGGCTTAGCAGGATGCGCACACCTGCGGATAACTCTTCACTCATGGCTTAGCTCCTTTATGATTTGCTCTACTAGCTCTATGTTGTTCTCTCGTACCACAGCGGCTATGCCTTTAGCCGTTTGTACCAACGTGATCTCCCGCTTCTGTAGCTCGGTCGGCTCGTTCTTACCTGCCTTGCATTCGATAGCTACGAATTTGCCATTGACGCAGCACACGATGTCGGGCACTCCAGACCTACCGTATCCGTGCGTAGCTGGAAAGAAATAGTATGCGCCGTGTGCCTTTAGTATCTTGACTACGGCGGCTTTGACTTTAGACTCGGGCGTGCTTGCCATCTTTGACCTGCGCTTCAACGTATTCAGTTAATAGACTGCGTATCTCTGCACTGTAGTTATCAGAGTAGTTCTTACTGAAGAACTCGTAAACTCTCGTAGGTATACGCAAGCTAACCATAACCATCGGCTCTTTACGTTTTGGTTTGGCGATCTTCAATTTGATTCCCCTTTATCAAGTTAATCATCTCGACATAGGCGGCTTTGCTTTTCTCGTAAGTATTCGCGTGTACCATCTCGTACGCTACCTCGTATATCTTACTCATCTTATGTAGCAGCGCAGCTATCTCTATGTCGTTCTCTCCGCGTGGCATTTCTAGTAGGGCGTTTGCAAACCGCTCTGCTTGCTTTGTTACAATCATCGTACCTCTCCGTTGTGATTCTTCTCTCGTTTAATTTCTTCGATGGTGGCTAGTTCTTCTTCGGTCATGTAGTTT